GATATCCAATTTAAATCTTCTGCTGAATTATATGACGCTGGCTACGCAGTAATGACTTACAGCATCGCAAACAACATAATGCAGTGGCGCTTTAAAGACAAGTCTTTTGTAACGCCCAACGTTACCGACACAAAATATGTTGATGTGAACGGCAGTCAGATAGCCGTGTACCCAGTAAGCGAACTGGTCGTTACCCAACATTCCGCTCAAAGTGAGGGCAGTCCACCAAAGACTTAAAGAAATATTGCACAGATCCATATTGCACATTTAAAGCCCGTGCAATTGCCGATGTAGAAGCGCCAATTTCTTTCATTTTAATTGCCATACCTTTTTTTTCATCGGTCATCTTATGCCGATTTGCATTTCTGACGTTGATTGCATGGCTTACATATCGAATATTTTCTGCGCTGTTGTTGGTTTTGTTGCGATCAATGTGATCAACAATTAAGCCTTTTGGAACAGGCCCCAAAAATGTCAAAGCCATCAGCCTATGCACAAGCAAAGTTGTGTGTTTGCCCTCAACCATGGTGTTAAACCTAAGATACCCGTCTTTGTCTTTGCGGGTCTTAATTTCTTGACCTTTAATTTTGCAAGAATATGGCGATCTTCCTCTAGAAAAGCTGTGCTTTACACGATCTTTTGTAAAGACCTTGCCGCAACGCGTAATAAAAAGATGATCGTACATAGTTTGAATTTTTTCATGGTGTAACTCTTGCAAATTCTGGTTTTCCATCTAAGCCTCTAGAGAAATGTGGTGTGTCCACCAATTTTACTCCATTGCCACCCCATGAATTAACTTTATTCAAAGACTCCCAATACGCACCCAGAGGGGCAAGCATTTCCTTGTTCCAGATTATCTGCCCGTCTTTGAAAAAGTTCAAGTCGATGGCGCATCGTTTTAGGTGGATTGAATTTAAGGTCTTTGAGCGCCCCGTTTTGACGTAGATAGCCTGCTGCTCAACGGTACGTGCCAACTCGCCTCCAGTGACCATCCAGCCCTGTTCTGAGGCATATTGAATCAGCTTGCAAGCATCCAGCAGGAATGCGGCTTGTTCTTGAGAGAGGCTCATTTTTTAGTCCTCATTTCCATGACTTTTTCAACGGTGCGCCCACCAAAGTAAGCGGTCATCACCAGCATCCCCCACTGCCCTAGCAAGTTGACGTAAGTCTCTTGCACCTGTATACCCGCCGCGCTTAGGCCAGCAAAAATCAAATACGCCGTCAAGATATACAGCAGGGTTCCGGGGCGAATGTTTTTAGACAGCCATGAGTCGGAGGTCATATCCGCTTTCCAGCGGTCAGTGACATTGTTGTCTTGGCTGGCTTGCGCGGCCAGCAGTGCCTTGAGTTCTTCTTGCTCAAGACGGGCTTTTTCAATGCCCAGCTCCAGCAGGCGTTCCTCATGGTCAAACTGAAGTTGGCGCAGCTTGGCAATTTCTTCCGAGTTTGGGTTATCGGAGATTTTTACGCCGATGGCGTTTTCGACAACTTCTTTGCCCTTGGCTTGGATTGCGGACGACAGAAGACCTAGACCGCTTTCAGCCAGCGTACCAAGCAATGATGCAATGATTGGAATCATGGTCAGCCTTTCAATTCAAAACTCAGATTTGCATGACGGGGATACTGCACAACGCGCTCTCCTTCAGGGCATTTGTACTTGATGGTTGCCAACAAGGTTGCTTTGCCGCTGGCAATCTTTTCTTTCCTCACCATCGTGAGTTCGTAGGTGAACGTGTCAATCTCTGGCCCTGCTGGGCCGCTAAACTTGCTTGCGGTGGTGGTTGCCTCATGCACCATGCCAGCAGCATCACGAATGCTTGGCGTAAAACTTTCAACAGAACAATCATTCCGTTTCTTAATTCTTGCAACCGTGACAGTGATGGGTTTCCCAGCCTCTGCCACAATTTTGAAATTCTCTGGCGACCATTCAAGAATTGCTTTGTCAAACCAACCAAACTTGTCGGCAAGCGTGTAACTGCCACCCAGTGCGGCAACACTAGCGGCAACCGCTCCGATGGCTTTGGTAAGGTCAATCATGTCATAGCCCAAAAAATTTCTTGATGACCTCCGCAGCGACACCCGGCCCAAGCAACACAGCGGCAATCACGGCGTACAACAAATACTCAATCTTGGTCATGCGCTTAGAACCATCACTAAAACTTGCTTGAATGCTTTCGTAACGGCTAGCGCAGATTGCTTCATGGACGCTCAATCGCTTGTCGTTTTCGGCCACGACTTCTTTGATATCTTCCATATTAGCTTTTCATAATATACGCAAGCGCGTAGTAAGGTGGCAGGTTTGCGTTTGTGCCGCTAGTGCCAGCGGAAACTATGCTAATTCCAGTAACAGCCGAGTTTGTGGCGGCAATTGATGAACCCCGAACCGAAGACGCATTTAAATTGTAAGTATTGGGGGGGGCATCACTTATAGCGTAGATACCGTGAGCGTGTCCGGGGTCTGTAACGCTGTGCGTGTGCGAAACTACAATTGCATCCGCAGATCCGCCTGTTGCATTAACCGCATAAGTTGATCCAGCGCCAACAATAAATTTGTTCCGCAAGTCAGGCGTACCGTTTGAGCCATCACACAAATACCATCCGGTTGGGACGCTTCCAATTGACCCATACCAAAGCGTAATGACCCCTAGTGGAATGGTAGTGCCAACCGCAGTTTGAACGCCCACAATGCCATAAATATTGTCGTAAGTGCCAATGGTGCTGCCTGCTGAATTTTTCAACACAAACTTATAATTAACGCCATAAGTTAGCCAAACTTCATTAGCCAAACGCCCAGATGCATCCAACACAATTGGATTGGCATTAGCAACAGTGCCGTTGATGTCTGTGTACGTTGCCAGCGGGGTGGTTGATCCAGCTTGGTAGGTATACAAAAGCCCACCGTTCAAAGGCACTCCGGTGTTGTCAAAGAATTGCTGGGCGTTGCCAATTGGCGAAAGATTTACTGCCATGATGCTTCCTATTTGTTCAAATCATTGATTTGATTTTTGCCAGATTGTTTTGTGCCTGCGCCAAGTTCTAAGGCTTTTCTTGTTTCTGCTTGTGCTGCCCGTCTTGCTCGCATTTCCATAACGGTTGTGCCTAATTGCAGACCCGGCACTAAAAGATTTCCGCCTTTTTCAGCGCCAACTGCAATAGCTTGTTTTCCTTTTTCAGCCAAACTACCTACTAAGGTATTGCTGTTATTAACAAAACTACCGCGAGGTTGAAATTGAGTATAGCCAGCAACATTACCCAGTGTTCGCAACTGTGTCGCAGAGGTTGGGTTAAAGATTTCTTGCGTGTTTTTTACGGCATCCAATTGTTTTAGAGCTTTGTTAAAACCAGCTTGTGAAAAGTTTGCTTGCTCGCCATAAATGCCAGCTTTGTCTGCTAACCAGTTAATTGTTCCAGCAGCCATATGTTGCCTAGCTGGAGAATCTTGACCCAAATGATTGACCATTGTTTGAACATTCTTGTTCACACCATTGATGACAAACTTTTGAATGAAGTTGTCAGCAGGCACAAGATCAGTGACCGCAGCGTTATAAGCTGGGTCTTTTTTAAGCATATCAAATCGTTCTTTTGCCAATGATCTAGCGTTGTCTGCCAAACCTTTAAGGTCACTTGCTACCCCTTTTTGCAGTGGCAATTCTTCGGCAGCTTGGCGTACCAAACCCAAAGCTGTTTTGGCGTTCCCATCTGCTGATTTTTGGGCTTTTCTAATTTCTGCCGCAAGATTAGTTCGTAATGCTTCATACTGTTCAAAAGTCATTTGTTCGCCATTTTTAAAGCGTTCTAATTGATTTTTAATTGATGATGGCAAGAATTCAGTCTTTAACTTTTTGGCAAGCAAGGCATCAGCTTTTGCCGCAATTGCCTGACCGTCAACAGGAAATTGACCGCCGTTTGCATCTTCCAATTTTTTATATGCTGCGCTAATTGATGTGTTTTTAACGTTATCCATTTCTTTATACGCATCAATAATTCCTTGGCTATTTTCTATAGTTTTTGTACCAAAAACATCCGGTGCAGCTTGATTGCGTATTTCTTGGACATTGTCAATCAAGTCTTTGTTTTGTTGATTAAAACGTTCAGCAAGTTGCGTGTCTCTACCGCGCCTGTTTTGTTCTTGTGAAAGTTTGACAAGATCACCAGTTGCTTGTCCCTCAGTTAACCGCACTGGAATTGGCAGCGTGTCGGCCTCAATGTGGCGCTGAAATGTGGGCACATTGATTTTATTTGGCGGTATACTTTTTAACGCTTGTTGAAGTTCAGGAGTAGCCACAGACAAAGCCTGTTGAACCATTGTTGCGTTAGGTACAGCAGCCGCGCCAACACTTTGCATATTACTTGGTGTTTGTGCGCCTGCGAGGGGCTGTTTTTCATAGGTAATTGCAGGCAATTTAGCTTTTATGTCTTGTGCTGCTTGACTAACCGCTGTACCAGCTTTAACTGGAATTGGGGCAGTTTGTTGAATGACTTTAGGAACAGCAGTAGAACCAATGACAACCATGTTTCTAATGTCTTGAGGCGGTATGCCTGTTTTTTCCGATATTTGTTCTGGAGTCATTCCTAAGACGTTAAACATCTTGTTGACTTGTTGAGCAATTGGTTCGGTTATGCCGCCTAATGGCTTTTGATAGGCTTCGCTGCCAGTGATGCCAATTGCTTTGCCTAACGGCTTGTCAATTGATGCAGCTGCGGCTTGTCCTATTTCTTCGGCCCTTTGTGGCGTGTTTGCGGTTCTAGCCAAAGCCTGAACACCAGCGCCATACACAGCAGGTACGATTCCATAAACGGTATCAATAGCTCCAGCAGTACGTTCGGCTAAATCTTTTTTTACTTCTTGATATTTATTAAATGTCTGAGCTGCTATGTTGGCAATTTTGGGCGGCACAGATTGACCAGTAATTACTGGGGCTGGCTGCGCTGCGGTTTGATCTGGTTGGGCCGAAGGTTGAACTTGCGGTTTAGCAGGTGCAGCCGAGGTTACAGGGTTGCCAGATAAAAACGCTTCTAATGGATCAGAAGAAGTCTGTAGAGGCGCGGCTGGTGCAATTGGTGCGGTTGACGTTGATGGCGCTGCGGCTTGACCTTGCTTGACATTGTTGACATAGCCTGATGGGTCTTTGGTTATAAAACCGCCATATTGCGCCAGCGCTTTATCCACATTGCCTTTGTTGCGGTCAACCAATTGACTGAGGTAAATCTTTGCCGCTTGACGAGCTTGTTCTTCATTGAATGGGTTGAACTCAATACCCTGCTTATGCAGCATCTGCACGGTTTCAGGCATGAATTGATATGGCCCCATAGCCTTGGTATCTTTGTTCAATGCAAATTTGTCTTTGCCACTTTCTACACGGCGCAAACTGTCTAGCAATTGATCAGTAATCACTGACGCACTTTTTGGTTGTGGAGGAGGTGCAACCGCACCATTGCCAAGGAATTGTTCTAAAGCATCCATTTAGAAATCCTCAGGTGTTAGTGGTTCTGCTGGCAAACCAGTGGCTGCCATGCTTTTCAAATTCCTGTATTGCTTGAGAATGGTTTTGCGTTTCTTTTCTGATGGAAAAAGTTCTTTGAATTTTTGCTGCAACTTATTGGGATCGGTTTCGGTTTCCAACATGTTCATTGCTTCAAAGATTTTGGTATCTCTGGCGTTAGCATTCCACGCTTGCTGATATGCCTTCATGTTGTTGTCGCCAAACTTTTGATTGAATTGCTGTGCGCCACTAGCTTGCATATCAAGGTTTCTTTGATCTGCTTGCACTCGACCAGCAATTTTCACCAACACATCTGGTGGAACTTTGATTGTGCCGTTAGCTACCGCTGCCATATCTAGGCCTGCAACCGTACCGCCAACAGAACCCATTGCTTTGGTGTTGGTGATAGCCATATTTGCTAAGTCTTTGGCGAGCATATCGTATTGATCGCTTCCAATTGCGGTGCGAATTTTTTGTTCTAACTGACCGGGTATACCGCCTTTTTCAAAATAAAGCTGATCACCAATTTTTTTGGCTTGTTGAATTACTTCATCAACGTTACGGCGGCCTTGGGCTAAGTTTGATTGTGCGGTAACCAAATTATTTCTGTAGTCAAACCCAGCAGCTTGATCTTTTTCTTCGGTAGGCATAGCCGTATATGGTTGATCTGCTCGCCTTACCGGGAATGGTAAACGCACACCCGGCGCAATTTGAGATCCAGCCGTTCCAGCTGCCCCAGTTGTACCGCCGCCTTGTGGGTTTTGACCTTGCAAACCTTCTGGGATGGTTACACCAACTTTTGGATTTTCACCAACAACGCTAGGGGTTGTTGTTATTACTCGACCTTGTGCATCTAATGTTGATCTAGGTGCTAATGCGGTTTGTTGTGCATCCGGAGTCATTAAATTTTGTGCGCCTTTAATTGCTGTTTTAGGCAAGTTAGGGCCAGATTGCATTGATGTTTGCCAAATGGTTTTGTAAGAATCCAATAGCCTGCTCAAATCAGGATTGTCTGGATTTTCTTTTTTCATTAAATCTATTTCATTGAGATAAAGACTTTTGTCTTGAACTCCTAATCTACCTAAAATAGAAAACCGTTGAGCAATCATTGTTCTTTGATCTGCGGTCAAATTTTGTTTAGCAGCAATAGCTTGTGTTTGTGCCTGATGTAATGTGCTGTATTTACTAATGTAATCAGCCCCAGTTAAAGGCGCAATTTTTGGCACAGCCAAATTAATTTTGTCTATATCAATTCGACCATTAGTTTGAAAGTTATTTGGGTCAGCAAAGAACGATTGCATATTGTTGCGTTCAACGTTTTTTTGTTCTTCAACGCCTAAAGCAATTTCACCCGTGCGTGATGTTTGTTTTGCTTGTTGCAATAACTCAGGATTCATTTGCCTAGCTTGTTCAACAGTTTGTTGACTTGCTTGAAGCTGCAAGGGATTCAATTGTTGCGCTTGCTTGTATGACTGTATGCTGCTTGCAAGGTTAACCATGTCAGCCAAAGACATTTGCTGCGGTGGTTTTGATGCTGCCGCTACTGGTGTGTAATCTGCCATTTTGCTTCCTTACGCCTGATGGACAGTTAATGGTTGACTAAGAGGCGCTCCAACTTGTAAAGGCGCTCCAACTTGCTGCGGTTGCAGTGACAGTTGCGTTTGAGGGCGCAACAATTGAGACAACATATATGAGTTACCAGCGCCCTGTATGCCGCCACCGTAAGCATTTGCTGATGCAATCTGACCTGCACCCATTGCAGCTCCAGCACCAGAAATAGCGCTGCCGACATTTGATGCTGTATTGGCTGCCAGTTGTCCTGTTTGACCAAGTGACGTTTGACCTAGCCCCGCAATAGAGGCTAAGTTGTTGTAAATGTTGCTTCGTTGTGTTTGAAAACGATTAAAAACATTTCCATATTCCGTGCTTGCTGCGCCTTGACCATAATCTGTTAAACCCTGCAAAGCATTTCCTCCAATTACACCGCCTGCTCTATTGACTAAATTAGTGTTTGCCAATTTGCCTTGTTCAAATCTAAAGTTATAGCTTGGATCAATTCCCGCCTGAAAATCCTCTGGCCCAAATTGTTTGGTCAGATACGGTTTCATCCCGGCAATATCACTTAATGCGCTATATCCAGCTTCACGATATGGCCTTTGATTTTCGTTCTGAACATCAAACATTTGCTTCTGAAAAGCAGCAGATTCCCGTGCTGCATCAGCTTGTGTTTGTGCGCCTTGTTTAGCGGCTTCGCCCGACATATAGCCGCTAGCCAGTGATGCGCCCCCCATAATTAAAGCTGCCGTTACGAACGCCATATTATTCCCCTTTAATTTCAAAAACTTTCAATTTATTGCTTGAATCAAACAATGAAAGTTCATCAGGTTCAACCAAATCTTTTTCAATTTCATCCAAGTCGGTTTTATCGGTCTTGTGAAATGTTATGCCTATTGCGTCAGTCACCGCCAACGTGACCCGCTTTGTGCCGGGTCTGCTTTCAATAATGTCACCCGCATACAGATGCACCATTCCTTTTTCTGACCATGCAATTATTTCACCTTTGGCACATAAAAAATAGTGGTCTTGCTTGTGAACCTTACCGACAATCAACGTACCTGCTGGTCTGCTTAACTTTCTAGCATACATGCCAGCATGAAAATAATGCTCTGTTTGCATGGCATCAGCCGCCAACTGTAATTCAGAGTGAGGCATTGCCGACATTTCCGCTTGCAGCTTTTCAATCTGTTCACGGGTTGGCACACCTGTTGAGATTAAATTGTTCATTGGTTGTAGTAGGGAACTTTAAAAGCTACCCCATTGACCGTGACATTTATAAACCCGACAGGATTTGCTGGCAAAGTTGCCGCGCCAGCAGTTGCAGTTGTTGCGCTACTAAAGTTCAACAAATTAATGAAGAACTGCTGCCAAGCTCTTGTTGGGCGTTTTGTCACGCCATCCAAAAATTCGGATTGTGGATATGGTTGGGATTGTGGATTGGGTAGCAATGCCATCAATTTTCCCCTTGGGTTGCTTTGAGGTTGGCAGAGACAATCACGCACTTGACCGGATCAGAAACAGACACTTCAAAAATCCGATCCCTTGCCGTACCCAGCCGCCGCCAAATTGCACGGTTTGTGTATTTCCCCATGCGCCCGATAGAAGTCCAGTGTTCATTTGACCAAGTTGAACCGCCATCATTTGACCACCGCAACATGGCTTGCGGGTCGTCCCCCGTGCCTGTTGACAAGCCTACGCCGGGTTGAAACTGTATCTGTAACTCATCAAAATATTCACGCTGAAAATCCGCAACCAAGTGAGGGGCGCGGCGTAACCGCCTGACATTTTGCCCATCATCTGTGTAAATGGTTTTGTCTAAGTGGTAAATTTTGCCGTTGGAATAGTCGCCAACCAAAACATATCCTTGAAAAACCGCCGCACAATTTCCACGGCATCTTTCGTATTGGCCTAGATTGTTTGTATACAACCACTTATGCCACATTTGTGATGTAACGTCATAGCACCAAGTTAGCTGGATTGAGGGAAAGCTAATTACATAAACCTCATGCCCCTCTAATTGGTAAGTCCACGCCACTGCGTCAGTAATAGTTTGCCCTGTTAAGCTATTTTCCACCGCATGGTTTGAAATTCTTTGTGGGACATAGCCATTCATTGCAACAATCTGCGCTGTTCCACGGTTGTTTTTTGACAAATAAGCAAATGAATTACCAAGTCTTGCCACGCTAAATGCTGTGACAATGCCGTGCTGGGTAGACGTACCGGGAATGCGTTGAAATGGAAATGGGTTTGTTCCCTGATCTACCCACACTTCGCTTGAAGTTTCCCCTAGCAAATAAATTTCACGGTGATCAACAATCAAAGTCACCAAATTATCAGGAGCGCCATCTTTGCTTGAGAAACTTAATACTGGCGAAATAGGCGACAAAACCGCAGAAGCGCCAAATTGCTGAGTGCCGGGGCGGTTGTAGACAAAGTAGTTGTCCACAATATCAACATTTGTGCCGCCTTGGAAAGCGCCATCAGTGCTTGGCAAAACTGACCAATTCAATCCATACATTGTGGTTGAACTAATTGTTTGGGAAAAGTTAACCGTGTACGTTCCCGTTCCACCAGTGCCAGTTCCAAGGGATGTAATGATGGTATTTGCTGTAATGCCAGCGCCCTGAATGGTCATGCCAAGTGCTAACGTGCCGCTGCTAACTGCTGAAACCGTCAACGTTGTGCCTGCAATTGCGCCTGTAATTATTGCGCCTGCTGTAGCTGAATTCATTTGCTCACTAGCAACGGTTTGAGAAAGATTAATTGTGTAAGTGCCAGTCCCGCCTGTTCCAGAACCTAAAGCAGTGATCACGGTTTCTTGAGTAACACCAACGCCAAACAGCACTTGACCCACCACCAAAGCGCCGTCTGTTATAGCTGATACCGTAAGAGTTGTGCCGCTGGTTGACCCCGTAAAAACCGCGCTAGATGGCGTTGAAATGCGCCATGTATAACGGTAAGTCCCATCAACAATGTAGACATTAACGCCGTTATCAACTATGCCTACTCGACCAGTGCTGGAATTAAGTTGGCCTACCATTGTTACGATAAAACTGCTTGTCAGGGCATAGACGTAAGGGCCGCAAACCGCAACCAGAATACTGCCGCCCGACAAGGTGACCATGCCGCGCACTTCCTGCTGGTTTTGGAATAACACCAAAGATGACAGCCCCGGCGTTGGGTACAGCGCCACCACACCCCGGTCACCGGGTTGTTTCAACGGGTCAATTTCAGGAAACCAATTAATGCACTCTTGGGCATCTTGGTAAATGCTTGGCGCTTCGTAGGATGGGCCAACAAAGCCAAAATCTGCCATTATCGGAATCCCCCATCCATGATAAAGCCAGCGTCTTTTGCTCGACCAACCATCAGCGCATCAGGATACCGCGCCACTTGTGCGGGTTTCATGTTGGTTCGCTTAATGATGGCCTTTGCGTTTCCCGCAAATGAATTGATCATTGTGATTTGAGTCGTTGAAGCCTTGCCGTACATTGGCATCATGCGTTCAGCCAAACACCACCGCAGCGCCATGTTGTAGCCTTGCGGCAGCGTGATCGTGTCGTACAGCGTATTAAACGTGCGAAACATAGTGTTTGCAAACAAGTGCAATTCACCAGATGAGGGGTTAGGAAATACATACAGCGTTCCAAGTGTCTCGCTTGGCTGGTAATAAACCATTTTTGCCCACGGGCCGTTAAGCTGCTTGATGCCCAAAGATTCATATTCTTCTAGGCTCAAAATTGCTACTGGGTAGTCAAGATAGCCGCCAGCCACACTTGAACCGCCTTGCTGTGTCGCCACGCGAACAAAGGCAGATTCAATTGTCAAAGGACGCTCGTAGTAAGCTGTAATCGTTGTGCTTGCAGCCGTTTGAGATTGGCTAACAGTGTATGTGCCGCCCTCATTTACGTTACCGCCAGCGCCAGTGCCGAACCCCACAATTGTTGTGCCTGCGGTGATACCCGTGCCGCTAATGGTCATGCCCATTGTGATTGCGCCAGAAATTACACCATTAACGGGAACGGTCAGGATTGTGCCTGAAATTGAACCCGTGAAAGACGCACCAACCGAACCAGATGGGCCAAGCGTGTATTGAACTGTGTTTTGGACGGTCTGAAAAATGATTTCGGTTTTGTAAAAAACCATCATGTTTTCGTTTGACCACTGGGCGCACATGTCATTGAGCATGTCGAACGCATCTTGCGCCGCATCTGCTGATGGAACTTCCCCGGCCTCTAATGCGCCAATATCTTTAAGCGCCCTGCTAACAATGTCGTATGGTGTTGTCATGGCATTTTCTTAAAATTTAACGTTAAAAATTTGATCTTTCCAAGGAACATCAGTGTTTATAACGTTTTTTAGGTAGTCCAATTGCTCTTGTAATCGGGATTTTAGTGATTTTGGGTCATCTTGCATATAGATTTCTGCCAGGCAAGCAACTATGGTTGATTCCCTAATTTCAGCGTATGGGACGGTGATTTTCCCAGCAACATCCGCATGACCTTGACTTTGCACTTCATTGATATCATCTTTGGCTGTCACTAAATAATGAACGCTAATTAATTCCTCGTCGATGGAGGATGTTTGCAAAATCTTCCATTCAAATGTTGTCATTTACTTCAACCCAAGATAATGTTGTTTCATCCCAACGATAAAGTTTTTTATCAGTAGGCAAAGGAATTGGCGCAGACCACAGGCAAGTGTCATCGCTCAGTATCCAGCTTGCAAAAGGTTTCGGCGGGATAAACGCATCACGGCTGGTGTCATAGGTGAAACCAACGCCAGCGTAGTTCTTACGCAAGGGTACGCCGCCGTTTGCGTGAACGCCACCAAGCGTGTTGTAGCTGGTCTGTACCCAGCCGTGACCAAAAATGCCCGTGTCAATGACATCTTGTTCGGCAACAATCACTTGAGCGACGATACCGTTTTCAACTTTTGCAAAGTGACTCATATGTTTTTCTTAAAACGTGATTGAACCTGATGAAGTCCATTGGTAGACACGATAGCCGCCAGCTACGGTGATTGTTGGTGAACCTGTGGTTGATGTTGCGGCAGCGTATGTGTCTGCATAGCGAATTATCACAACCCCAGAACCGCCAGCGCCACCGGCTGTAAATCCACCGCCACCGCCACCGCCAAGGTTTGCCGTTCCGTTGCCGCCAGCACCGGATGTTGACGGAGTACCTGCCCCCGCAGGGCTTGTGCCGCTACTACCGCCCCTAAATCCGCTACCAGAACCACCAGCGCCCATCGCATAAGTTACTGACGTTCCAGAAATTGATGATGCCAAACCTGCGCCGCCATTTCCAGAAGTTGCTATTGCACCACTTGTTCCCGCCGCGCCCGCGCCACCGCCACCGCCTGCCAAATAAAAAGTTGCGCCCGTTCCAGTGCCACCCGCGTTACCCTGTCCAGCAGGGCTTGCCGCACCGGCTGCGCCTAACCTAGCAGCGCCGCCGCCAGAACCACCTGCCCCCGCCGCTGTATCGCCATCTCCGCTACCGTAACCACCACCAGCAGAAGTAATGCTGGAAAATACAGATGCGTTTCCTGTTGTCCCTTCCCAAGGAAAAATTGTTGTCCCGCCTGCTCCACCCGCGCCAACAGTTACTGTATACGGCGTTCCAAAAGTTACTGAAAGACCTGTAGCTGTTCGATAACCACCCGCCCCACCGCCACCACCTGACGTATTGTTGTTGCCGCATCCACTACCACCACCGCCAGCAACTACCAAATACTCAACCGCAGTTGGGCCGAGGTAAGACGGGCCACCTAACAGAAAGTTTTTAGCGGCAAACATTATGGTGTGTACCCTTGGGCAATCGAACCGTACCAGTTTGTGCCGTCAGCAATAAAAGTCAAGATATCCATCGTGCCAGCCGTTGCGGTAATAGTTGGTGCTCCAGCCGTACCAAACTTAACACTCGTAAATGTCGCCGTGCCGTTACCCGTAGCCGCTGCTTGTTTGAGCAACAGCACAAAGGACTTGCCAGCCGTAGCCGTTGGCATAGTGAACGTACAAGCCGTAGACGCTGTCAAAGTTGCAGTCTGCACTGTGCCATTAGTTAACGACAAAGTGTTTGTCGTTGTGACTGTTCCAATGGCAACCACCGATTCCACATAGTTGGTCACTGTTGGATTGTTGATAACTGGGGCTGTCAATCCAGTAACAGTTAAATATCCTGTGCTTGGATTAAATGCAAGTTTGGTAGACGATACATTTGCGCCTGTAATTGATCCCGTTGTGGCGCTTGTAAACGTCAGATAGCGTGTCGCATTTGTAGTGGTGTCATCAGCAATCGTGATGCCACTGGTCAAGGTTGACCAAGTTGGTGCAGATGCGCCGTTAGACGTTAAAACCTGACCCGTTGTGCCTGCTGCGGTAAACGCATAAGCAGTACCCGTGCCGTAAGTTATGCCCCCTGCGGTTGGTGTAGCGGTTGAATTAGTGCCGCCGTTTGCAATTGGCAGCGTCCCAGTAACACCCGTAGTTAAAGGCAGACCAGTAGCATTAGTTAACGTGCCAGAAGATGGCGTTCCCAATGCGCCGCCGTTCACCACAAAAGCACCAGCAGAACCAACCGCCACGCCCAATGCAGTTACCACTCCCGTTCCGGTTGTGATTGTTGATGGCGCTACACCAGCCCCGCCGCCGATCACTAGAGCGTTGGCAGCTAAAGCGCCAGATGATGCCCAAGTGGTTGCGCTTGAGAAATAAACAATGCCGCCAGATGTTCCCGCAACCGTTAATGCCGGGGTTGTTGTTGCGGTTGCAACTGAAATTATTCCACCAGTAAATCCTACTGATGTGACCGTACCCGTGTAATCTGTCCCCCATGCTGGCAAACCAGCAGCAACGCGCAGAACTTGGCCCGTTGTGCCAATACCAAGCATTGCCGTTGTGCCAGCGGCGCTTTGATATGGCAGCGAACCAGCAGCGCCACCAGCTACGTTAGTGGCAGTTGTTGCCAGCGTAGCGGTTGCCGCATTGCCACTGGTATTTTGGTTAAAGGTAGGCCAAGTGAATGTACCCGTGGAAAAATTACCCGATTGAGGCGTTCCTAAAATAGGGGTCACCAAAGTTGGGCTTGTGGCAAACACCAATGATCCAGTGCCTGTTTCATCAGTCATCGCCGCCAGCAAATTGGCGCTAGATGGCGTTGCAAGCCAAGTTGCTACTCCAGTACCTAAACCAGTGATTGACCCAACTGCCGGGGTAACAGTGGTGTTCCCAGCCAATGTTAATTGTCCTTGGGCATTGACTGTGAATGTGCCTACTTGGGTTGCTGATCCATACGCACCAGCAGTAACAGCAGTGTTTGTAATGCTGAACTGTGTGGCTGTTAATGTCAGGCCAGTGCCAGCGGTATAGGTAGAAGCAACAGAAAAGTTGTACCAATTGATGGCAGTTGTGCCAAGTGTGCCACCGGGTTGTGCGGAGGAATACCACGCCGAATCAGCCTGCGATCCTGAAATCACAAACACAATCGCGCCAACATACTCATCCCATGTATCCGCGCCAACACTTCGAGTCCATGCGCCTGATGACACCAAATAGATGCCATTTTGCGCTGCCGTAGATTGGTTTTTAACCAAGACCGTATTGCCAGCAATCAAAGTAACCGTGTCAACAGTCAGCAAACCCGACAAACTGGCAATGTTTACGGTAGATGCGGCGTTAACTGGTTGTTTCCAACTAAGCCCAGCGGCGAAATAATCCACATATTGCTTGTTGACTAGATCAGTTGCGGCGGTTGGTGTTGCCGCCACTGTGCCTGATGTAAAAGCCGCCGTGGATGGGGTTGTTGCCCCAATTGTGGTGCTGTCAATCGTGCTGTTTGTGATGTGCAAACCAGATTGGTTTGGATTAATGCTGGCGTAGAACGGCGTTCCTGCTGGCCCAATCAATGAGATTAAGTCAAATGTTGGAGCTGGTTGGAACGTGCCCTGTACAGGAACAAAATTTGTCGTTGATGTAACGGCGGCTTCGTTGGACATTCCAACCCCCTTTTAACCCGCTTGTGCGGCTGTGATGTAAAGTGTATTCGTACCTGAGCTAATGGCTTTGATGTAAAACGGGGCTTTAGGCGCTGCAATAATCAAAGGATAATTCATAGCCGCTGGCAATACATAAGAACCGCTGTTGCCAGTAGATGCCACGGTTGGCGTTGTGACCGTACTTGAATTTGACAATTCCACCGCCGCAACGCCAGTGCCAGTATTTAGCAAATGAACATAATTTGTTTGATCATTTGTGGTGGCTTCAATTAGCAACGCAGAACTGGCTGAAGTTGTCAAATTTAGAGCGTATGTGCGACCCGATAGGCGCATAACTGAGACATTGACCATTTTGAGTCCCTCAAAAGTTTGTTGAATTATAGGCTTACAAATAGAAAAAGCCACCCCTTTTGAGGATGGCTTTCCTTAACTCATTCCCGATTAAAACTCGGAGAAATCGTATCCATACACAAAAATGTCTACAGTGCCGCCAGCGACTGCTGTGCCAACCTTGACATAAAGGGTTTGAGCCGTCAAACGAGTCGCCTTCGTACCAGCAACCACGGTTGCGTTGGTGACATAAGTTGAACTTGTGTTGCTGGTCAAAGATGCGTTCGTCACGATCTCAGTGCCTGTGCCTGCTGGCGCAGTCCAGATAGCCAATGCGCCGCCGCTAACGTCTACGTTTGCGTTGGTGATAGCTACATACTGAACGTTGTAGGAGGCGGTGTTAAACACTGGGAGGGTAACGGCTGCGTCACCTGTTGTGCTAACTGGAATGTTGTTAGCGTAAGCCAAAAGACGAACTGCCTGATTCGACAATACGTTTTGTGGGTGGATAGTTTGACTTGATGCTGGGCCGGGATTTGCCATGATATGTTTTCCTTAAAATTGGTTAATTAAGCTGCGACACGGCAGGCAAGTTCAGGATACAGAGGTGACCAGCCATACAAAACATCAACGCGAGTCGGAATCGAATCGTTATTGATGGTGTACTGACGAACCACGCGCATTGACAGACCCAGTTCTTTGTCGCTTGCGCGACCAGCAAAGTGAACCCCGTCAGGCAATTCGAGATCAGCACAGGCCAGCGTGAACGCATTTTTGTGCATAACAATATTCTGTGGTGACACAGTGCCAGTGTTGTTAAATGGGGTCACAACAGCGGTTGCGCTGGTGGAAGCCAAATTAACGTTCTGGAACTGACCAGCAGTAATCACGGCAGGGCTAACAACCACAGAAGTTGTGCCAGAAGTTGCCACGGTTACAGCCGTAGTCACCACAAAGTTACGCAGGCGGTTGCTACCGTAGGCTTGACGGTTCTGTGGGTTGACTGCGTAGATGCCAGCAATCGTGATCACATCACCTTGTTTCAGGCCAGCGGTTGCCGTAGTTGCGGTCAGCGCAATGGTGGAAGTGGATGCCCAGCCGCTGGTCACGAAACCAGTTGCAGTGGTGGTAGCGCAAGCCAAAGTAGCGGTTGAATAAGAACCGAATGTTTGCGCTACAACGTTTTGATCCATCTTCCAGTTCATGCCTGCTGAGTCACGACCCATCATGCCTTTGCTGTATTGAGCCGAAATTTTGTCTGAGGGAACAAACAAACCTTTCAAGCTGTCAACAATGGTTGCGCCCGTGAACGGTTCAACGATACATGAGCGGCGACCATCACGGGGTGCGCCCTCGCTGTCAAGATACGCGCCTGCGGTCAGGTATGTGATCAAGCCAGTGGGTGGCGTACCAGCAGTGCCAACAATGTTAGCAGTGTTGTTTTTTGCCATTGTCAGACCATCAAAGTCAATCTTGTTGGCAATAGCGGCGACAGCGGGTTTCAGCACACGGTCAGAGAACATATCCAAAGACAAAGCCAAGTCTTGGCTGGTGAATTGGGTGTCAACGTGGAACTGCGTGGAGAGGGTCACGGGCACTGAAGTCTCGTTGAAATCTTCAACGTTCAAAGCAGGGCCAGACGTACCAATGAAACGACCCGGTTTGCGGACGTTCAAAGTTGCGCCGATCTTTGCGCCAGTGACGGCGAATTGATCATCATAGTTGCGTTCGACTTCGCTGGAGAAAGTCAATTCGTTTTCCAAGACCATCAACGCTTCGTTGGTGATCATACTGATGGTAAGCAGATTATTTGCCATTTTGTTTCCTTAAATGAATAGATTTAGCGAATCTTTCCAGCCAATCTTGCCGCTCTCCAAGCCTGATATGAACCATGAAATTGACCATCGCTAGTCAGGTTTACATCACGCCCATTGGCAGCTGATCGAATTGGATTGATCGGCGCTGGGGCTTTACTTTTCCCAACAACAGGCTTTGTCTGTGAGTCAGTCTTTTCGTACTGACCTTCCAATTTCCCTATCGCTTTCAAGGCGGCGGTCAAGGTCATGCTTTGCAGTTTTACAGCAACATCAGGATTCTCAGCAAGGTGATACAGAATGCGTGGGCCAACCTCAGATTCAAAGATCGCATCCCGCACTTCATTACTTACCGTAACGTCAGTGGAATTGATCATGTCATCAAAGTCTGGCATTTCGGCTTTAGCTTCCTTTACCCGTTGACCCCAAGTATCAATTAACTTGGCGTGTTCGGCGGCAACTTTAGCCTGCGCTTCCTTTTGCTTTTCTTCCTTCAATCGATGCTCAACGCGATAGTCTGTCAACGCCTTGGCGTATTCATACATATCGCTAAACTGCTCTGGCAATGGTTCTGTTTCGGCTACTGGTTCAGCTTTAGGCTGAATTTTGGCTTCCAAGTCCCTTACCTTTGTTTCCAAATCTTCCCTAGCTTGGCGTTCCCTACGGGCTTCTTCCCGTGCTGATTCGCGCTGCTTGGTTATTTCCGAAAACCGTCTTTCCAGCTTAGGATTTTGTTTTCGATCCTCTGTTGCTGTCGCTTCGTTCTCTACCTCAGCAGGTTCACTCTGTCCTTGATCAACCTCTTGCGGCTCTGTCTTATCAACAGCCTCGCTTGGGGATGGATCAGCTAAACCCATTCGTTTGGCGTTAAATTCAGCTAAATTTTCACTTGTCACCACATTGGCGGCAAGTCGTTCTGCTACTTCTGACATTGAGTTTCCTCAAAGAATTCACCCAGTTGACCCAACTGGTAAGGTTTTGTGGTTTTTACCACGAAATCAATTATGCGTCAATATTATTTTCTTGTTGCCATGTGCTGTTCGACTGCACTAGTTACCTCATGGGGAGTTTCATATTCGCCCATTTTCATGCTTGCGGCACTTAAACCGGGTTTTGAAACAGACCTACGCAAATGGTATTTTTCAGGCGAACCAGCATATTTAACGTTGAAAGAATGTTTTGTTTTATCTTCCATTTCATGGGATTTTGCCCACTCATAATCTTTAGTTAATTCTTTAAACCCAGAAGAACGCAAATGTTCATGCTTGTCTTCTGAAGATTTTTTGCCATTACGTTTTTCCATAAATTCACGGTCAAATTTGGCTTTGGTTTCACTGGTTACGGTTGGCATATCAGTTCCTTATTGCATTGGTTGGTTGAATGACTGCTGCATTGGCGGCTGGGTTGGTTGTTGCATCGGCTGTTGCTGCGTGAATGGGCTTGCACCTTCTGCAATGTCTGACGCTGCAATGGTTGCATACTGGCCTTGCTCCATGTTCCGCTTGTCGATTTCTTGCATTAAGCGGGTTGTATCCATGTGGTGCAGCAGCAATTCCACAATTGCATCAATTTCAGTCTTGTTTTGGCTAGTAATAGCGCGGGTATTTTGGTCATTGACTTTGACCTCTGCCATTGTTTCTGTGTTGTGCGCTTTTGCGGTGACTTCCATAAGTTTGCGTTTGGTAGCGCCTTCCTCGCGGATTTGGGCAACTTGACCACGGTTATTGATCTCCAGCATGGCGGCTTGTAGTTGCTGTTGCATATCTTGCACTTGTTTTTGTGCTTGCGCCAACCGCATCTGAACTTCAGGCGGTATATCTGATTTCTCATCAATGTTAGCCATTGGGTTCATGGCGGCAAGGCGGTCAGCAATTACATCAGCGCCGGGGAAATCCATATTTCTAAACACCAAGTCACCAGCAACATTAAACAATTGCTCATTGCCTGTTAGCAAGGGCATCATCGCTTCAACCGCTTGCTGGCGTTTGCTTTGGAAACCCGGCCCGGTATCCATCACAACATCATATTCGCCAACGGTCACATCATTCAACACCTCACCGACCTCATTCTTCTGATTAATTTCAGTCATGTCAGGCTGACCGTCTGAACCAATAATTCGCATTACCCGTGCTGTGTCGTAGATTTTCGGTATCAAATCCAACACAATTTTGCCCGTATGCCGGATAGATCGGGTCATGTTGTCATAGAAATGGAAGTTGCTTAAATCCACCTGATTCTGTTGACCAGCCAAGGCTTTGCCTGAAATGTTGCCGCTAGGCAGTTGGTTGGGGTCAAGAATGCCCAACACCATCTGCAAGTCTGCTGAAATAGCGGCGGCGGCTTCCATGATGCCAGCAGGGGGCGGCTCTGGTTGCAATCGAGTTGGCGCTGGGGCTGGTACGCCCTCAATATCTTTTTGCTTGTAACGCAGGACGGGACTGGATTTGATGTTAGCCATTGCCCATTCGTTCTCATGCCCCTCATCTTGCCCCTCTGCCAGCAACCATTTGGCCTTTGGTGCAAGGGCAACCGATTCGGTCATGCTGGTGCGCCAGAAGTTATACATGCGCTGCGGGTCTTTTGCAAACCGCACTAAACCATATTTTTTGCGCTTGTCATCAACAATGACTTGAGCGCCATAACACGGCACAACAGGGATGTATTTACCTGCCCATGTCTTTTCTTCCAAGATTTCTAGGGCGGTCATCTTGCACCATTTAACCGCCTTGCGGAAACTATCGCGCTCATCTACAACGGTCAAGCCAGCGGCTTCAACACGTTCAAAAAACCTTTCAGAATCAGCAAATTGGCGTGTGCCATCACTCAGCAAATACAGCTTGGCACGTTCCCTTTCGATGTGAAAGAATTCAGCAATCCTGATATCTTCTTTGGTGATCCAGCTTGCAGTGTCATCCCCGGTTGATCGTTGGACAAAATTAGCGCCATCATTAGCATCAGGGTAATACTCGCGGAAAACTTTCTTATCTAATACCGTAGTGATCAAGCAGCGTTCAGCGTCTGACCCATCAGGCAAAATTGAATTTGGGTCAAAGTACACGGTAAACGGGTTATCAATCGTGTCAATGTAGATTTCCTGATCGAACGAATCTTCGCTTGTATAGCGAGTGTTAATCCTCCAGTAACCCCAGCCCATCCGCACGGCATAGTCAAAGGCCGTGTCATAAGCGGTGTCGGCATTGGAGTTGACCTCGATGTGGCGGGTCATGCCCTCAATCACTTGGGCAATTTTGTAGTCAGCCAAGTTATTCACAGGATGCACTTTGATGCGTGGACGCTGCATTCGCTGCTGGTTGGTTACTTGCCGAATGTAGGAATCAATCTTGTTGATGGTCAAACAAGGTCTGGCTTCCAAGTTCCTGCTGTTCTGTATTTCAACAGGCCATTGATCGCCAGCAGCAAACTTAATATCTTGCAACGCCTCTGCCCGGTTGCTTGAGTCTGCATCATTGACCAACCGCCAAAATTCTATGGCTTTGTTGATTCTTTCGTCTTTGCCTGATGTGTCTTGGTAAGCCATATTTGCCCCTTTGTGGGAATTATCCCATCCAACCGCCAGCCATTGCAACCTGTGCTTTAGCTTTGCGCTTGGGTGTGTCTTGAATCATTAGGGCAATATAGCGGAATGCGTCAGCCCCGTGCGAATAGTGATCATGTAGCGGATTGCGGCTGAACTGCCCTGTGGTTGGATCAACCTCATACCGATAATGGCGCAGGCAGTTGATTCCTTCTGCGGCGTGTTCCCTATCAAACCAGCAACTGGGGAATATTGTCCTTGCGGCGTTGATTGAGTCAATGATTGGCACTCTTGGCAAAATACGGGTCTTAAAGCCTGCCGCCCTCACAATGTCATCGATTGACCGACCAGCCGCCGCCAGCGTTTGGTTCTCAGCGTCATGCGGCAACCAGATTGTTTCATATACATAACCAAAGGTCTGCATGGTTGCCAAGTAATGGCTCATGGTCTTTTGGCTATCTTCAATGTAGCGAATCAGGCG